GGGAGTTGATTTGTATATCGCAGCTCCTGCAGCAGTCAATGTAACAGATGGAAAAGTCAGATCATCAAAATCAACGAATGCAGTTGTTGTTCCTGCAATACCTGCGTTTGTTAATTCTTTACCACCCGCTGGATAAGATGTTCCACTTGGGTTAACTTCACCTTGTCCGACTCCTGATAGGAATACAGTCGAGGTTACGCTGTAGTTACTTATGCTAGTATACAAAGCACACTTGAAAGTGTTTCCTCCATTTCCAGAAGTGTCAAAATTAAAAGTTCCTTTTAACAAGCCGGACTTGAAAGAATTAGGTACTATGTTTGCCATACTTTATATCTCCTTATTATGGTGATGGTGATTTTATACTGTTACGAATAACACCATCTTGATATTCGTCCCTTCTTCTTCTACCTTCTTGTTCAATAGAATATGAAGCTGCAGCTCTCTTATATGCCGCTTCGTAGTATTGTAACATATCCACAGGACCTTTCAAGTATCCATATGCTTCTACGAGTGAGGCGTATAAAAGTAAGTCTTGGTACTTATTAGATAAGTAAGTCCCAGTTCCACTTTTTGTAGCGTCTGTAAGACTAACTGGCTGTTTCATATAAGCCAAAGTTATCTCATAAGTAGCATTTGGAGTAGGTGCTACTACCCAAAAGTTTGCATCCCAGTTAGCGTAATACTTTGGTATCCCAGAAGCTGTGCTTGGTGTATCGTAAAACGCTGCCATATAACTGGTGTCTTTTTTCTCTAAGAATGTTTGTGTGTTTGGAGTTACGTTCGTATCCTTTAGTTGAACGTATCTAATGTTTCTAAGATCAGATGGAATTGTTACGTACCTATTTCCAACAGCTAAGTTAGATGTAGCGTAATGTCTGTTGTCATCTGAGTCTATCTCTCTATAAATTCTGTTTTCTGCGTTTTGAATAAATCTATTAACAACTGCAGTTGTTAGAACACCGCTATCAACTTCTGTGTAGTTTCTAATATCGTCTGTTATATTTGTTAAAGTATATGCCATTATGCGTCTAGAGTTACTGGTCCTGCTGTAACTGTCATGCCTCCTGCGTCTTCTGTTATAGTAGGGGTTGACCCTAATGTAAATGTATACTTATCTGTAGTAGTAACTGTAATTGTAAAACCAGATCCGGCTGTATAAGCTGTTGAAGCTAGTCCTCCTGGAGAACCTTCTATATTTCTAAATCTTACGGTATCGTTTGTAGATCTTCCATGATTTATTTCTGTGACAGTTATTGTTGTAGACCCACTAGTTATTGTAAAAGGATTAGACCCTAACAATCTTGCAACTGCTGGCTCGACTCTATCAGGTCATGCATTACGTAAACCTTGTGGATCAGCTGTAAATCTTTTTGGTTCTAATTGTGGATGTTTCTTTTCAAACTCTGAAGTATGAACTTTTGCACCATTCCATTCTATTCTCATTTCTTTATATGGAAACTCCATCCCAGATCGATCAGATATAAATTTTGCATACTTACCTACGGCCATTAGTTAACCTCCGTAAAATAAGAATTAGGTGTGATAAAAGAACTAGAAGGAGAACCATCTTCTTGTAAAGCTCTTTTAAACTCATCTTCATAATATAATTTAAATTCTTGTGTTCTTTGTGGTGCATATTTTTGTGATAGATAAAAAGTTAAACCTGCTACCATACAAGGCACAAATCTATATGGAACATCAGTTGCATTAGTGTAAGCTCCTGCATCTTGTATTCTTTTTACATAATAATAATTTAAAAATTTACCTGCCTGTGATGCGCCAGGTGTTTGATATAATGTTATTGTAATTCTATCTATTAATCTTTGAACAAAGTATTGTGATGGTTGACCTGTAGAAGTTTTATTTGATAAAGCTTGATATGCAGATCTAGCTATTTTAGTTAATGGTGTATCGACATCGTTATCTCTATAACTAGCTTCTAATACATCATCAACACCATATACAGCTGTTGCACTTGAAGTACCGTCTCCTGCTGATCTAAACATTGTGTAAACAGCTTGTCCGTTTACTAAAGTAATATTGTTATTTGCAACTTGCCAATAATGAATTCCACGATTAGCCCATTCTTGAAACATTATATTGAGAGATCTTCTAGAAGTTTTTAATTGATATCCAGTAACATTTTGAATACCCATTCTTTCAAAAGACTCTTCTATAATTTCATCAATAGAAAACCCTTTCTCAAACGTGTGTGTTCCAGAGGTTGTGTTTGCCATTTAGCCTCCTACTTATCTATAACAACAGTAACAGTAGCGTTTGTAAGTGTTTGCACTGACATTCCGCCTTCAAACAATATTCCATCTTCAGCTAAGTTATAAGAAAAAACATCTCCTGCTGGTACATCAACTTGAAATTGATCTACTGCATTTCCATCTCTTAATATAACAGTTCCAGCTGAACCAGTTGAAGCTAAAATAATTCCTCTTAATCTAGTTCTTCCTCCAAATATAGTCCCTGCTGATGTTCTTCTAACTGCTTTTACATCACTTTTCATTATCCAGTGTATCCTATAGTTACGGAGTCTGTTGTAGTTAAATCTAAATAAACTCCTGTTTTAAATCTTATACCAGAACCAGGAATCATTATATCTAATCCTTCACTACTAAACTTAGCTTGAAACTCTACAGGTCCACCTGTTCCAGTTCCATCATGTAATTTTACCAAACAGTTAGTTCCACCATGTGCTTGTATATAAGTTACTCGACATGGTCCTAAATTAGTTGAACCACCTGTAATAGTTTTAAAATTTCCATCTGCCGTTAGTGTAGTGAACTTTTGATCACTTAAAAACGATCCTCCACCTGCCATAATATTCTCCTTGAATTTGCATGGGGCCTAAGCCCCATACTAAATTATTTATTACGCTTCTTTAGCAAATACACCTTGTACATCAACAATCGTCCAGTGTGTTGATGAGTTTAAAGATGCACATACTACGAAGTCACCAACTTTTGATGTAGCTTTTGTATTAATAATATCTTTGTTATCTGTCAAAGATCCAGCATACAAAATACCATCGTTAGCATTTGGGCTAATTGTTAATGCGTTGGTTCCATCAGGAGCTGTATTTACAAATGTAAATATTCTTCCAATAGAAATTGCAGGTAAAGTGAAAACTACACCATCAGTAGATGATGTAAACGTTTTACCAGAATCTGCATTCTGCACCGAGTAGTTAGCTGATTTGTTTTCTAGATTGAATCCAGTAACGCCTGACTCGTTAAACTTACCTTGCAGAACTGGTCCTCTAAACAATGTTTTTGCCATAGTATTATCCTCCTAGTTTTATCGAACGCAGTCTCTAGGCCGTCGACTATACTCGTCTACGTTCTGATTAATTGTATAGTGTGTTTTTTATATACTAGATTTGAGTAGAGCGCAAGAGAGCCTGTAGTGTGAATTGAATTTATTCAACGATGTAGCTTTTTATTAAGTAGCTACAGAAACTTGTGGTTCAGAGCCTTCTATTTTATTTTGCAGATGTGCTTTTTTAGCTTCTGCAAGTTTTATATGGCTAATTACTTCTCTGACTCTTCTGTCAATTTTAACCATATTGAGAGTATATCTACCCTCTTTAAGATGCTCCTGTTCCCACTCTAGATCCAGACCCTTTTTCTTCGTGTAAAGGTCTTGTAGATGTTCTTGCATCTATAACCTCCTCATAGGTTATTCTTTTAACTCTTGGATCATGCATTTCTCCAAGAGACTCCCATTTTATATCATTTTTTCCAAGTTTGTCAATGATAGCATTTTCAATGTCTAATGGGGTATCAATACTACTTATCATAAAATCTCCATGAAGTTGATAAGCAAATATTTGGACTCTAAAGTTTTTAGGGTGCATTTTTCCTTTCTATATTGAAAATGAGGCGGGATTGTGTCCCGCCTCAAATATTTATTGATTATGCACCAGATGTACCGAAGATACCTCTAGGGTCAGATACGCCAAATACGTATCTTTCTCTAGCTTTGTATCTTACGTTACCAGTGTCAAAATCACCTTCCATTTTTGTAGTTAATGGAGCTCTTTCAAGATGTTTCATGCCGTTAGGAACATCAGTGATTAAGAAGAAAGCATCTGGGTCCGTTAAGAAGTTATTCACAGAATAACCACCAGGAACCATTCCTTTGCTTACTAATGCATTGATGTCATTGTCAGCTGTTCCAACTCTTTGAGAAGACTTCATAAGTCTTTCTGCTGTGAATTGTAAAGCTGAAGGAATGATCATTCTTTGAGCACTTGCAGCGATCTTTAAACCTCTTTCATCAGTAAGCGCTGCAATGTCGATCATTGCTTGCTCTAATGAAGTTTCGTTTAAGTCTGAATCCGTTGCTAATTTGTTAGCAAAAGTACCATTAATAGTCGGGTGGTTAGTTGCAAATAAATTGCTTCCGTCACCAGATTTAAAGTTACCATTGAAACCATTGTTCAACGGAGATACTGCTTTGATTTGTTTAGTTTGAGCCATAGATCTTGCCAATGCTTTAGTATATCTCTGAGCAAGTCTGTCATATAAGTTGTCCTCAATAGCTTCCTCAGTGATAGCAAACCCAAGAGAGATTGTCTCATGAGTGTATCTAGCTGTGAAAGTTTCTTGAGCTTTATCGAACTCTACTCCAGAACCTTCAGGTTTTACTTTAGCTTGACCGAATCCTGATAACATAACTTCCTCTTCGAAAGCTCTGTCAGATGACTCAGTTGTGTATATTTCAGTATGTAAATTATCATACTGTTTATACTCCAGGCCGAATAGGGCATTCAAACCTGGCTCTAGTTCTTTGACTAGTTGATTACGTGATATCGCCATGTTGTTATACTCCTATTAGATACCAGTGTGTTGTTTAAAGAAATGTTCACTGATTACAACTCTCCATACTACACCTGCTGATGCAAGATCGTTGTTATCAGGGTCTCTTGAAACACCCACTATTTTTAGTTGTTGAGAACCAGTTCCTAAAGTTGCATCATCTAGAGTTGATCTAGAAATGTAATTAGGACTCGCTCCTGCTGAATATGATATTTCAGCTGTTGCTCCCACATCACCTTGCGCTGATGCACCTGCATTGTTTGATCTCACTTCAAATACTTGATGTGGATCATCATTTACTAGTGCAACGATATCTGTAGCGGTATTACTACCTAACAGATATGCTTGGAATGTAGGCTTACTTGTTGATGCGTCAGTGTAAAATACGCCGTTTAACGAACCAAGGATCTGTTGATCCCCAGCTGCTGAAACCGCTGCAGTACCACCCGCTTGCATGTCAACCAAATCTTGGTTGTATATTGCAGTTGCGTTTGCTGCTACAGGGTATTCACCTAAACCAGCTGTATTTGCCGACTGACCAGCCATCTTTACGGGTTTGAATCCAAACCCAGTTGTTGACGCGTTAGCCATAGTCACTACTCCTTATGTACCTGCCTCCGAAAAGGCCTCCAGTACGGTTTATTTATTTCGCTGGTTTCTAAAAATTTTTAATTTTTCTTAGAGCCACCGAAGGTTACACGAGTATCTCTATCTACTGTGATAGGCATACTCTTATGCTGTTCCTTTGCAAGATCGGCGTCGATTGCAGCTTGTTGATCTTGAGCTTGACTAACATAGTAGTCAGTTCTCTGCTGCGCGATCTCCTCTGGTACCCTTGTCAGCACAAGGCCTCCGTGCCCGATCACCCCTGCGTATTTGCCATCAGCGATTGTGGGAAAGTCTTCTTCGGGATATTCGTCAGCTCTAACTAATTCATAACCAGATCTTAATCGACCCTGTATGTTTTTAGTGTCTACGAACCCTAGGATTTCTGTCCTGACCCATCTGTGTCTAAATCCATTTGGCGCGTTGGGCGTATCTAAGTACGATGGTGGAGTCCAAACTTTAGGTTGTTCTTTTACTTTAACTTCCTTAGCTCGTGGTTCAACTTTTGTTGAGTCACTCTTCTTCGTTTGGCTCGCACGTGGTTGGGCTTTTTTATCTTTTGTCATATGCTTATGCCTCCTTCGTGTTCATAAGTTGTTTCGCATATTCTTCTAGTGGCACACCTAATTTTTTCGCAATTGCGACTTGAGA